ATGCCTTGGCCTTGGCCATGATCTCTTCGCGCTTGGCCTCGTCCAGTCCGACCTTGGCCATGCGCTCGCGCAGGGCGACCTCGCGGTCCTGGGCTTCCTGCTGCTGACGCGCCTGCGCCTCGGGGCTCTCGACGTCCTGGTCGTTGTCCGATTGGCCGGTGATCTTGCGGATGCGCTGCACCACCTCGTCCTTGCCCGGCATATCGATCATGTCGAAGGCCAGGTCCAGCAGCTGGATGGACATCTCCGGTGGCAGCTTGCCCAGCATGTCGAAGAACTGCTCGGCGAAGGCCTGGCGCATGGACTCGCGGAAGTCCTGCTGGTCGACGATGAAGTCGGCCTGGTTGCGGCTGATGTCGTTGTCGACCACCCAAACGTTGTTGAGCGTGTCCAGGCGCAGCTGGTTGATGACCCGCCAGTCCAGACCCTTGCGCTCGCCAACGATCCGGAACTGCCGTTCCTCGGTCATGAACTGCTCGGTGAGCGACAGCTGCTTCTCGCCGCTGAGCTGGATGCCCAGACGGTAGTTGTCGAACAGTTCCGCCGTACTCACGGCGCCTTCCTGCTGCTTGGCCAGGATCGCCCGGCCACTGGCCGCGTTGGTCTCGCGTCCCAGGAGCTCGCGGTTCACGCCGGTGCCGTCATGGATGTGCGCCGCATCGAGCTCCAGCAGCTTGATCTGCGCCTCTGCCACGTCGAGGTTGCGCTCCACCTTGATCCTGCCCAGTCCGTTGTTCTTAAGCGGGATAACGCCATTGGGCTTGGCGATCTCGCGCTTCACTTCCTCGATGCGGTCCTCATCGATGGCGCCGTCCTCGTAGAACAGCTGATTGGTGCTCAGGGCCCAAAGCAGCTTGCTCATGCGCTTGTTCAGGTCTTCCTGCGAGTCGCGCACGCCGCGGACCAGGCCGTACTCCATCCCGTCGCGATTGCGGCGATAGCACCAGTACGGCGTGTAGGGGAACCGCCCGTGTCGGAAGGGGCTGCGTTTGAGCTGCAGAAGGCCGCCTTCGGTGAAGATCGCGCACCACATTTCCTCGACCACCGCGTCGGACAGCGAGTACACCGGGGAGGCCTCGCTCTTCATCGCCGCCAGCGCTACCTGGTGCTTCACGTTGTTGGGATCGAAGCGATCACCACGGAACTCGCCGCCCCAGAGCCGCTTGTGGGCGACCGGGCGCTTGAACCAACACTCGATCAGGCGGACCCGCAGTCGACAGCGGCTGTCCAGCGAGG